GTATCATAGCTAAATTCTTGCATCCCACGTTTAGCGTGAAATATTATATCAGTTCTTTTACAACTAGGTATTAACTTACCTGTACCAACATAAGCTATTTGAAAGTTGTTTATTATATCCTCTAAAGATATATAACTGTAGCTACCATAGTTTTCTTCAACAGTATTACCGTAGGCATCCCTGTTTCCATATTCACCACCACTTAGTATTTTTAATTGAACAACCACACTTGTGTTAGCTCCTAAATTGCCGGAAATAGTTATTTTATTATCAACAACAGTATATGTACTAGTATACTCTGTATATGTTGAAACCCCTGCGTTTGCGGTATATAACTTAAAGTTGTTTAAGGCATAATTTGCATTAGAGGGATTATAACTACCAAGCACTAAGTCTGTATCAAAGGTAGTCGTAAAGGCTTGATTTTCCCCAGCTGCAGATAAAAACTTTTGTACACCTGCGTAATATTGCTGATTATTTTCTGTGATTAAGCCCATGAATTATTAAGATTTTTCGTTTATGTCTTCTTGTTGTATTTTTTGAGATGCTACTTGTATTATAGTAGGGTCTTGTATTATAACTCCTGAATATAATAATATACCTGTAATAACATCAACTTGTTCAGACGGATGTAATTCAAAGTTGACTGAAGAATCAGCATTATAAATGTATTGACCTAAGCTACCAACTGAATATCCCCAATTTATCATCGCAGGCTGCTTCAAGTAAGATACTTGAATATTAGAGGTTATACTTGTTGGGTATACACTTATCTTAGTGTCTTCGTATAAAAATACAGGTTGTTTTTTAGTTGGTGCAAGTAATGGTGATTTCTTTATTTTATACCATTCATTTCTTTGCACCATTTGAGCTTCAATGGTATCGTCATATATAACAGTGCCTAACCTATAGAAGTTCGGCAATGAAGCAGTTGTGAAGTGATTTGTTGAAAAAGTAGGTGTGGCTATTTTTTTAAATATATCTAGTTTTTCTTCTAGGTTTTTAACTCTGTTAGCATACTCGTTGTCATTTTCCGGTATACGAAGCTGTTGATTCAGGTCACTCATATATTTTTCAAATATACCCTGCTGAACTTGATTACCTACTTTATTAAACTCGTCCGGAGTTATATAACCTCTTTGTTGTTGGTTAAGTATTAATAAGACAGTTTTATAAACTAAATCTACATTTATAGCCATTATTTATTTTTTTATTATAATACCAGCCGGCCACGGTAAGTAGCCAGCTAATATTAATATTACATGTTATTCTAAGTTTTTCTCTACTGACCTATAAACTTCTACACCTTCATCGGTTTTAAAGTAAGATGCCATAGCAGAGTATGGGTTTTCATCAAAAGGTACAGTCATTAATTTTCTACCGTTTGATCCCCATGTGAAAGTTCTTTGATCTTGGGATAATACAACAATACCCATTTCTGTAGCTTTTATAGCTACATTCCTTAATTGTACGTTGTCGTCACTTGCTAGCTCCATAAATAAATCTGGATTCTTTTTAGCAAATAACATAAGGTCCCTCTTAAGTTCTTTTGAACTCATTTCTGAAACCTTAGATCCTAGTTCAACCCTTAAAATTGCTTCAGCGTCATCTATATCCATAGACCTAGCTGCTACCATAGCTTCTATTTGAATTTCTAAATCGTCTAATTCATCTTCTGCTATTTCTATTGGTTTGTATTCATAATACAAAACATTTCTTTTAGGGTGATATAAAGAAAGAAGCTTTTGTAAATTCTGCCTTTGTTTTGGCACTGTTAAAACGCCTTCTTTAAAAACTATATGCCCTAAAGTTGACTCTCCTTTTTGTTCTTCTTTAAACGGAGAGTTTTGATTTACAGCATATCTTAATTCTTTTTGAGTAGCTGTTTTATCATCAAACCATAATAAAGGGTATCTGTGTGTATGTCTTGAATTTAATGTAAAAGTTACAGGGCTTTTATTACCCTTCAAGAGATAAGTTCTATCTTTTATTTCCCAACTTGGTTTAGCTGGTTGTGCTTTTGCAGGGGCTTTTGCCACTACTTCTTGCTGAGGAGCAACCTCAACTTTCTTTGCTGGTGCTTTTTTTGCAGCCATGATATAATATAATTAAATAGTTAAGAGTAAGGTCTACCCCTGTCAGTTCAACAAGGGTAATCCTTACAAAATTATTATGCTCCTTTGAATAACACGAAGTTATTAGCAGCTTGAGTTACTAAACATCTTTCAGATAAGAAGTGAACCTGCATTGCATCTAAATCAGAGGTAGAAGCTCCACCAACAGATCCAGTGATCCAGTTTTTCATTCTTCTATCATCAGCTTGAGAAGCTCTATATCTTACGTGTAAGAAAGGTCTTCTGATGTTAGTTCCTAATATTTGATCGTAAACTGTAGAAGTTCCAGCAGGTACTAATACACCATCAATTCCAGAAGCAGCAACACCTCCACGAGTAGAAGCATCGTTTAAGTATTTCCAGTCAGTCTTATAGAAGTCATAAGAACCTCTTCTGAATCCAGAGAAACCTAAGTTCAATGCCATTTCTTCAGAGTTTTCAAATAAACCATAAGCAGTTCCACCTTGTGCTCCAACAGAAAGGCTAGCTAACATATCATCAAAGTCTAAAGAAGTAGCTCTGTTTAAGAAAAGCATATTTTCTTCAATAGCACCTTGAGTATCTAAGTTCTTCAAAATATTGTCAAAAGTAGCTAACTGATCACCTGCGCTTGCAGCTGTGAAACCAGTAACGGTGTTACCTCTTTCATCAATAGCAGAGAAAAGTCCTTGAGTACCTTTAACAGCGACTGTAGATCCACCACTTTTTAACTCACCTTCAATAACAGACATTTCTAGGTAATCTTCAAAACGTAATCTTGTTTCAGATTCAGCTTTTAAGTACCATAAGAAACCTCCTTGACCAGACTCAGTAGCTACTTCAACCCATCCAATCTGAGCAGTGTCAGATCCATTGATTTGGTAACGATCTCTAATAATAATTGGAGAATTTGAGTATTGTTTAAATTGAGGAGATACTGATACAGGATCGTAACTTGCTCCATTTCCACTTCCTTTAGCGTACTCAGAACCGTATACAAATACTTTTAAGTTACTTTTTCCAGCTAAATCTGGCTCAGAACCGCTAGTACTATCTAAAGTTGCTTGAGTATAAGGTTTTATGGTTAAAGTAACAGTACCGCTAGCTCCTGAAGCTCCTGTCTGACTTACTACAAAACATTTAAGTTCATGCCCTGTAGCAGGATTCATAACTACGATAGTAGCATTATTGCTAATAACACACTGCTTATCAGCAGACTGAGCTATTGCTAAAGTTGTTCCTGAAGCATTTGAAACTACACTATCGTAAGAAATATGTAATCTGTTTTGCTCAGACCAAACAATCTGATCAGAAGACATTGGCATCTCAGCCCCTACCATTCTTAAGAATCCAGATAAAGTTCTGTTTCCGTAACGCTCTACTTCAGCCTCATAGATCTCTGGTAAGTACTGTTGTGAAAAGTTCTTTCCTGTTCCATCGGTAAAGTTTAAATAATTTTCCGCCAAAGTCTGTTGTTTTTGACTTGGGGTGATTGATCCAAATACTGGATCTACTGGTATTGCAGCCATAATTTTTTAATTTTTTTAGTTAAATTTTTTTGTTTTAATTCTAAGTTTAGAAGAATCAGGGCCGCTTAGTGATTTAACTTTTATTCCGTTTACAAACTCACCAGAGCTAGTTTGTCTTGGCTCTGTGCTAGGATTTTTAGAACTACTAACTATTTCTTTAGTAGCATCTGTTCTCCCTTGTTCATAAAAATGATTAATAATCTTATCAGCATTTGAAGCGATGTAAATAGCTTTGTGATAACCTTTCGTGTCTTTTATATTACCGCTATCGTCAAGAAACTTTCCTACGAAATTGTTAATACTTGATTGGTTCTCTGCAACTTTGTTAGGATCTTGTAAACCATATCTAAACTTCTTTTTACCTACATTGAAGTCAAAACCTTTGAATTCATTAGTAAAGTAATCATTTGTTTTTGATTTAAAGTCCGAATGCTGTTGCTCAGCTATCTTCTGATCTTCTTGATATCTGTTGAAAAACTCTGTTGCTTTTTGTTGTTCCTGAGTAACGCCGGGTCTCAACTTGATTTCGTCGTAATATTCACTCTTGGTTTTTTCCAAAAAGCTTTTAGCTTTTCCAACTTCTTCTTTAAACGCAATTTTCTTTTTGCGTATATCTCTTTCCTCATCTAAGTCTTCGTCATAATCGTAGTCTTCTAATAGTAGGCTAACGTCATCTGATTCTAGATAAGGTTTTGTTTGTTTGTAATATTCTCTTAATAGTGTTTTATCATCAACACTTGAGTAGTCTGCGTTTAATCTAACGTAGTCCTCCACTGATCCACCTGTCTCTTCCATAAAGGTAACAAGTTTATCTATGTTTTCCGGTAACACTCTTTGCTCAGCTACTGGTTGAGGTTGTTGTTCAATAACTTTTTCAGGCTCTTGAGTGGGTTCTTCATCTACAATTTCTATAATACCATCTTGTGCAGTGTCGTCCGGTGTATCGTTAATTACAATAACAGGTTCTTCAGCTACATCTTCTTTAACTTCTGGTATTACCACCTTAGCAACCTCTTCGGCTATTGGTTCTTTTATTTCATCTATATTAACCTTTACAGGTTCGCTAGATTGATTACCTAATTGCTTAGGATTTTTTTTCTTGGATTTAATTTTAAAATCCCCTTCTTTTTTTACTTCTGACATAATATAATATAATTAAATAATTGTTTATTAGCTAGGGCCGAATTCTTCTATCCCAAATCCACCTAACACATCGTTTCCTGATGATTCAAAGTTTTTAGGTAATCCCTCTGTTTGTCTTTGTTGTATCAACTCAGACTGCTGGGATCCCTGCATTTTTATTCTTTTATCTTTTCTATCTTCAATTTCTTTTTCCTTAGCTCCGTCTGCGTTTGCTCTTACTTGAGCTAACTGCATATTAAAGTTGAACTCTTCAGCCATTAACTCTCTTTTTATTTGAGCTTCAGTTTGCATTCTTTGTATTTCAAACTGCGACTTAGCTTGCTCTATACTTACTTTTTCCTGAGTAAGTGCTTGTTGTTTTTGCACCTCAGCCATTGCAGCTTTTTCAGCTGCTTCAGCGTTTGCTTGCGCTTGCGCTTGGATGTTAGCTTGTTGCTGTTCTTGTTCTCTTTTTATTTTTTGTTTTTGTCTAAGCTTCAAGAATTGATTAGCTAACTTTATATTTTTTATTTGTCTAATATCAATTGCATCAGATAAAACAATCGCTTGTGTCTGCAGTGCCACTTGTATATTTTGCTCTAGCAAAGCTTTATCTTCCTCTTCAGGTTCTAGCTCTAAATAAATACCAAAGTCATGCAACTGTAAGTTCATTAACTCCTCAAGAGTTTTAGTGTTAAATGTACTTATAGCGTTTGTTAAAGCATTTTCTGTTAAAGGATTTTCAATAACATCAGCTACCTTCAAACTTATATTTTCGCATGTTCTAACAGTTAAGTACAACAAAGAGTCTAGTACGTGTTTAGTTGCAATGTTAGAAGCGTTAGCTGCCATTTTTTGTAAACCTACAAGTGAATCTTTAGCTGGTGCACTACCGTCTCTTGCTTCATTTAACCCGGTTACATCTCTTATCATTTGTAAATAATACTGATATGTACCGATTAAGCTTTGTATTTTTGCTTGACCACTTGAAGATGATAATTCTTGTACAGGTACCTTACCTCTATTTAATTCGCCATCTTGAGTAAGTGATCTACCTACAACAGAACCTGTTTGAAAGTACATGTTTAACGCCTCGGCTGGATTGTATGTTGTACCATTACCTAAGTCAACTTCCGCTAAACCATCCATATCTAAGAATACACCATCTGGTACTATTCTAGACATTACTTGTTGTAATTTAAGATGCGTTATTTGTATCATATCAGCAAAGCTAGTAATTTTACTAACTATAGATTCTATACGTCCTTTGTACATTCTCGGTGCCGATATACAGTAATTCATCATTACTTTTGTAGTATCAGCTGTAGGCCTTGTCATATTCTCCGCTAGCTTCCAGTCTAACATAATATTTGTACCTAATACTTTTGCTCCAGTATATAAAACTTCTATTGTTCTAGATATCCTTTCAAAGTTATCATTAGCTGGCGGATTAAATGTGTCAGGTTTTTCTAATGTTTTTTCTAATCCTTGATCTGTTTTCTTTATTTTGAATACTTGATCTGAATATGTTTTGTATTCAAAGTATAAAACTTGAACGGTGTTAGCATCGTAATTACCCCAGTTTGTTACATACTGTGAGTTACCAGGCATATTTTGTATTTTTTCTAGCTCTGACGCTGATAATGATGGAAATTGCTTTTTAAGTTCCGATAAAGATATAGACTTTACCTCACCTACATAATATACATCTTCAAAGTTTGGATTCTCTGTATATGAATAAATCATATTAGCAGGATCAACATAATCAGTAACAATTCCTTCTGCTTTGTTAAATGATGTTTTAACCGCTCCAATACCTATAGTGGTTAAATCATGAGCTAATCGTTTTTTTATTTGATCGTACTTGTTAAATGCTAATACGTTGTTTATAACTTCCTCTTCAGCAACTTCCACGTTTTGCTTAGCAGTCATTTGTAAATGCACATCCAATTCTTCTTTGCTCTCAGGTAGACTGTTTAAATTACCTGTTAAAGAAAAATCCATACCTAAATTTTCCTGAACGTTTATTAAAGCTTCTTTAGTATTCATGTCTCTCTCAACTGCAGAAGCATAATCAGTCCTACTTTTTACAGAAAATGGATCTTGAGCAAAAGCATTTATATCGTACGATTTGTTTGACATACCGTTCACAACAATGTCAACAAATTTTGATATAACTGGTATCGGTTTCCAGTCTAAATTAAGATAAGATAAATCACCATTTATAGATAACTCATCTTTATATTTTTGTATTGGCTGCTCTCCTCTTGCATATAATCGTAATGAATGAAAGCTATTCCAATTATTTAAATATCTATTACCATTACCTCTTCCTTGATTGAACCATTCCTGTTCAATAGCTCTAGAGACTTGTAAGCCGTAATCATAACTAGCTTTTACTTCGTCGCTAACAACCTGGTTAGGGAAAGAACTATCGGTATTTGTTTGTATTTTCATTTATCTTAATATTTTAGACGTAGAACCTCTATTGTCATATCTTTTAATTCCTAAATCGTAAACCCTTTTTTGCACTGGACTAACCGGTGAATATAAGTTTTTGTTGCAAGCCATTATTGCTAATCCTGAGCTTATAGAAGCATCGTGCTTTGTTCTATTATTTATATTGAATTTACCCCAGTCTTCTAATGTTCTTTGAAAGTACATATCTCCATAACCGGCTTCTGTTCGTCCAACACAAGTTTCTATATATGATTCTATAGCTGCAGCGTGTGCTTGCTTTATATCTTCACTAGAGTTTGGTATACCACCTATTTCTCTTTCAGTTACAGATAATTTGTTTAATCTTTTATCAGGTCTGTTCATTGAGAAGCCTCTATAACCTCTTCTTTTAAAATGATACAGTAATCTAGGTTTATTGTTTTCCGCAAGTATTGGCATGCCGTAAAATATACAAGCCATTAATACGTCTTCAAAAAATATCTCAGCAGTTTGTGGTCTAGCTATATATTCTAAAAAGAATCTGTTAGGTGGAACATCCTCCATACTAAACTTAGTTAAACCGTGCAAGGCTCCATTAGAGCCTCTTTTATCAACTGTACCTGATATATCATAACTGTCACACCCAAAAGCGCCGCAGTGTTCGTTACCTGGATATTTTGTATTACCTTTTGTTATAATTCTGTTTTGCATTTGCACAGGTGGTACCCAACTAACGTTGAACCTACCGTTTTTATTTGGTACAAATATTACCTTAGTATCTTTAACACCGTTCTCCCACATAAAACTTCCGGTGGTTATTATCGATGTATTCCTAAGGTCTTCATTATAATCTATTTGTTCGTATATCTTTGTTAAGTTAAACAGCGACTGCTTTGCTTCATCTCTAAAAGCGTGCTGCTCTGTTCTTGGAAACTGGCGATAGTATTCGTTTAAACCATCTTGATCTCCTTTTAATCCTTCAACTTCATTGTTCCAGTATTCAATTACACCTTGTCTTATAGGTGATCCGTCAGGACCTTCAGCTGGTTTTTTTGGCGTTTCAAATACAGGAAATCCATAAGAATCAATGTATCCCTCGTAGTTCCATTCCATAGGAATGAACAAGCTATAGAGTCCCGAACGAGTCTGTCCATTTGCATTTCTTTTTGTTGCATCGGAGTCATAGTATAGTTTTTTAAAGTTCTCACCACCCTTGTCTAAAGCATTTGATGTACTACCCATCATACACTTACCTATAATTTTTGAACCTAATCTTAAACAAGTTTTTGTAACCCTCCAGTTATTTAATATGTTTGTAGGTCTTTCCCATTTACCACTTTCATCGTGGACTAATAGTTTTAATTTTTCCCCGTCGTACGAGTTGTCCCCTGTGTTCTTCCAGTCGATCGTGGTATCGAGACCGGTAATCTCTTGTAGCTTTTCATTGGTATCAAGCTTTTTTCTCGTAAATTTGGACGCGGGAACTCTGTACGCGAGCTCCGTCTTCGGCCTGTCCATACCGTCCTGGATTGGTTTGAAGAAGAAGGGATAATTAACTGAGATGGGTACAACTTTATCAGTAAACATCTTTTTCGCATCTGGACCAGACTTTGATAAAATTCCAAATCTGGAGTCTGTGGATATTGTAGCTTGATTAACCGTTTCGCCTGAGGCCATGAAAGAAAACCCTGACCGCCTGTTCTTAAGATAGCACATTCCGTAACAACGTACATCTGCTTTGCAAGCTTCCCAGAATATAAAGAATAATCTGTTTGATTCCCTAAAGTCTGCTGCCCCAACATCAATTTTGGACCACTGCAAGTACATGTAGTGAGTGCCAGTAATATAAGAAGGCTTGTCTTTATTAAAAAACCAAAAACCTTCTTCACGCCTTTTAAATTCTGTATCAATATAGTCATACCACTTTTCTTTAAACTGTGAAGGGTATTCGTCCCAATCAAATACCGATTTTATCTTTGAAAGTTCTTTTGGGTACCCCATGTGTTTCCACTTGTCTCCCTCAAATTTAATAACATCATCTTTCTTTGGCAATGCTATTTTTACTCCTTGTATTTCGTAAACCTCTCCTATCTGCCCGGTCTTACTAATTACAACTACGTCATGTTCTTCGTTATAACCATAATCCCACTTCTTATACCTGTTTAACCTTTTTAATATCTTAGGTTTAATATAGTCTTTTAATACTGCTACTAAGGTTTGTTCGTACATTATCTAGATCTTCCTTCTGCAAACCCTCTAAAAGCTTTTTCTTCTTTAGCTTCTTTTGGATTTTCATTTAATCTTTCATCCTCCTCTTCTATTCTAGCAAGTATTTCAAAAGCATCGAATATAGCTAATTTTTTAGTTGCGGCAGCATTTTTAAGTCTGTCAGCTGATAAATCATCTTCTGAGTCAACGATCTTTTCTTCTGCCACTTTAATTAACTCCTTGACTGCTTTTTGCCCAGCTAGGATTATATTCTTCTTGGTTTCTTTTGTGTTCATACTTAATTACAATATCATTAGATTTCATACAATAAACTCTTTGATCGTCTATTATAAAATCCCATTCACTGCCGGGTGTAAACCCTACTGTGTCCCCTGGATTGATATTAAGCGCTTTTAAAGAACTATTACCTATTTTTAATATACCAATAAGGTCTTGCTCTTTTTGTGATCTTAAAGTGTCTTTGTTTTTTAAAGGCATTACAAAGCATCTGTCTCCAAATGATTTCCAATTCCCTGTATTTTTATACAAATATATTTGGTCCGCTGAACAAAAGTGTAAGTCATCTTTAAAATGAGATCTACTTCTTTTCTTATTACCTCGGATATCATAAAAAACTCTAAATACATTATGATGTATTATTATGATATCACCTTTTTTTATACTTGTTTTAAAAGCTTTTGGTGTTTCAACTACTATAGCTAAATTGTTTACAGACTTAAAGTCTTCAATTTTAGTGTTTAGTATTAATGTAACGTCGCCTAGCTTTATTTTGTTATCGTATCTATCACCAATAGGTTTGACGATAAAATCGTATAGACTTCTCATTTAATATTCTAAATCATACTCAACGGATATTGCCATGTTAGAATTAAACTTCTTCCATGGCATCACCTCATTTCCTTTCTTTATGTAAATACTGTAAGAATTAGATTGCGTGTCATGTATTATACAATCTATAGTATGTCCACCATAAACGCCTTGCCCTACCGAATAGTGCATAGCGTCATTCTTATAGTCAGAACCTATACTTATTTTTCTTACAACAGAATCCATTATTCCGCTATCTCAAGAGTTTTTGTTTCTTCTTCTTGCTTAGCTTCTTCATAAGTACCATCAGCTAAGTTCACAGTGATGTCACCATACTCTTCTCTGATTTCAGCTTTGATACCATCTAATTCTTTTGCAGTTTCAAAATGTGCTGCTAGGTATTCTGCTTTTTTTGCCTCTAAAAATCCTACTTCCGTAAGTATAGAGTTCATTTTTCCTGTTGCGTCTTTAATAGACTTTAATTGTTCATCTGTTAATTTTCCCATTTTATTTAATTTAATTGTTTACTGTTATTACTATTATTACTTGTTTTTAATCTTTTTACTTTTTAAATAAAGGTCCTAGCTTATCTACGATTTTTTCACCACTTCTACCTATTACATAACCTCCAATACCTATTTCTAATAAGCTCCAGAATTCTGGCTCTAAAACAGGTGTTACTAAGTATGTGGATAACTGCGATATGAATTTTGTATATATAATTATAAAACCAAATGAAAGCATTAGTATTGGCCTCCAACTTCTTTGCAACCAGTTACCTTTAGCTTCAGCTACAATAATTTCAGTTTGCATTTTCTGCAGCTCTAACTGAGCGTCTTGTAGTACTTTGAATATTTCATTTCTAGCATTTAATCTTTCTTCTTCGCTAGTAAATAGTTTATCAACCACATCACCTACTTGTTTGAAAACTTTAGTACTAAAAAATTCTAATATTTTTTTCACTATTTATTAATTTTATAAACCCAGTTACCCATAGAACCTGTTTTAGATCCTTTGCTGGACTTAGGAGCGTTACCATAACCAACTTTGTTATCTCTCATGAAAACTCTCATAGTAGTACTTTTATGGAAACCAGGTCCATCTACCATTCTTCCTAGTTTTTCAATTTTAGGTAAACTCAATGAATCTCCAGCTTGAGAAGCTTTCGCTAGCCTACTGTTTCTTGATTTTTCATATCTTTTATAATTTGGCTTTTTATAAGGATTAGCGTATAGTTTGTCAGGAGTTTTATTTACCTTATAATCTCTTTCCCTAGTTACCTTTACGACTTTGTCTTTAGTCTGAGAAATCATTTTATTGTATTTACCTGGATTATTTTTAATCCAATCTTTTTGTTTTTTTAGCTCATTAGAGTCTTTACTAAAACTTTTCTTTTCTCTAGTGGCACTTATATTAACAGTAGCCTCACCTTTTATAGGGACTATTTTGTTATCAACAGTAGATGTTACTTTGGTATTTTTATACTTTAGTTTAGTTGGATCTATTTTTGGATCTTTTGGATCTTTTGGATCTTTTGGATCTTTTGGATCTACCAGTGCCAACGCACTTGATATACCTCTACCTGTTTTCGGCATGTTCATTCTACCCGGTGATTGTTTGTAAGCCATAATTTATTTATTTATTTATTATTTTTAGCCTTTCTAGCTTTTAGTTTATCAACTCTTCTTCTTTTTGCTAGCGCTTTTGAATCAATACCTTTTTTAGCGCCGTCTCCAGCTTCTTTACCTTTTCTAGTCTGTCTAGCTATTTTTTTATCTAACCTAGCGTTTCTTTTAGCTTTACGCTCGTTTTTACGATCCTCTCTTTTTACTTCGCGTTTGGATTTAGGCGCTTCTTTTTTAGTCGGTTTTGACTTATTTATTTTAGGTGTAGAGTCTGACTTAACTCCTTTAGAAGCACTTTCAGTTTTAACCGCTTTAGCTACTTTATTTTTACCTGTTTTTTCAAATTCTTTTCTTCTGTAATATTTTGCAGCATGCGCTTCCATTACTGGATCTATAGGATCCTCATTAGAATTATTGTTTATTGGTGATATAAATCTTTTTATTTTAAATGCCATAATTATTTTGCTTTTTTATATGCTTCTTTTTCCCAAGGTAGGTTTTTAGCCCCTTCTTTCATTTGAGCCCTTGAATATTTTTTACCTTTCCAGTACACATTATTATCGTCGTAATCTAAATCACCACGCTTCATTTGATCTATATGTACTTTTTCGTGTGCTATTACACTTTTTAATTTAACTGGTGATAAATTATTATTTATAACAATAGTACCGTTATTATTAGCTCTACCTAAAACACCCTCTTCCATATCTACACTGTAAATAGGAGTATTGTCTATATTGTAAAATGGTTGGATTTTAAAAGCCATATTTTTTTTAACAATTCCACTTTCTTCTAGCAGCTCTCCCTCTTTCAGAAGTCCAGCCTTTTGATCTAGCACAGAATGATTTTCTTCTTTTAGCAGCCTTGCTTCCTTTCTTTAATTTAGAAGGAGGTGTTGTAACTGCTGTTTTTAATTTACTACCGGGGTTATCTTTTCTATATTTAGCTACTCCTTTACTTGTCATACCGCCACCTGCTGCGGCTCCAGTACCTCCACCTTTTTTTACTTTAGCATAGTTTCCTTCTGATTTTTTACGAGAGGGGGCTTTTCCTTTTTCAGCTTTTCTATTAGCGCGCCTTTCTTGGCGAAACTCTTTTCTTTCTGTCCTAGCAGCACTTTTTTTCTTTTTTAAAAAAGGACTTGATGGTTGTGTAAATGCCATATCTTATTCTTTTAGTTTAACCCATTTGGATAATGTATATCCTATTGTCACTAGCAATAAAAGTATTTTTAAATATACTTCTATATTAGTCATTGTCACTGCCATTGTAGCTAGATTTATTGCGTATAATTTCACATCTTGAGTTATCATAACCTTACTGCTTAGCTCGCTGTGTGATCGGCCCTTTTATAGAGCTGCATCCGCAATGCGCTTTTGAAATTTCCATTCCTTTGCAACCTGAACTAGACCCATAGCCTTTTGGTAACGCGTCTAAATCTAATGGTCCATCCCATATAGCGTTCTGACCTACGGATGCTTTGTTTTTATAATCTTTCATATCTATTTATTTATAAGTTTATTTTTTATAACCCTCTACTCTAGCTTTTATAACATCAGCACGCGTAATTTTACCGTCGCCATTTTGATCTTTCATAGCTAAAGGTCCTTCAACATTTCCTCTAACAGGCATACTTCTTCTTCTTTGCTCTTGATCGCCAAACACATGATTCCCGCAGGTATTTTCATTTGGTGAAAAAATAGATTTATTCCCATAACTAGCAGAATCAGTTCTTTGCGGCGGCTTAACTCTTTCTACCCCAGGTTTAAAAAAAGGATCTCCTACGCTAGCATTAGCTCTATATTCCTCCTGTTCTCGCTTTGCTAGCAGTTTTTGTGTTATACCTAAAATTCCTTTATATTGATTACCTGCTCCAAACATAATTATCTGCTTTTATCGTTATTTACGTTTTTTATAGAAACACTTAGTACTTTATCAGTATAAGTATCTCCGTTCATTATTCTATTTCTACTACTCGTAGGTATATCATCCTGACCTAGCATTATCCTATAAATTCTATTTATAAGCTGCTTGCCTTTAAATGATACTTTATATATATGATACTTTTGAGTAGTTCTATTTCTTTTTCGCCAAACAGAAATCCAGTCTTCCTTCAATAACTTATTCCATCTTCTATTATCCCAACTGTATGAAAACGTACCTGTTTTAAAATCTTGCTTAGTAAACATGTCTAAACAATCTAAATAAATTAATAGTTCTAGATCAGCGTCGTTTAAGTCATTATTTCTACATGCCCATTTTCGTATGATTCTGTAGTGTTTCAACAACCCTAATTTTTTAACATCACTAGCATCTATTCTCATAAAACTACAACTATATCTTGCATTTTTATAACTTGATACGGATCACCTTCTATTTCTATTGTGTGACCAGCGTGTCTATCGTAGTAAATTAAATCACCTTCATTTAGACCTGCTTTGGTTGCTTCTTCTCCAGGAGATATTACAGATGCTTTAATGTATCTTATATCTTCCCTTTGTTTTTCGGCAAGAAGTAAACCGCCTTTAGTTGCGGCTACTCCTTCTTTTTGTTTCTTTATTATTAAGTTTCTACCTATCGCCTTCATTTGCTCTTAAATTATTAATTACACAATCAGTTGATAATATTGTAGTAGCTACAGACGCAGCATTTCTTAATGCACTTTTGGTTACCATTAACGGATCAATTATACCGTGTTTAACCATATCTACAGGTTCTCCTGTTATTGCATTCAAACCAACACCTTTGTCTTGCGGTTCTGATGCTGTGATACCTGCATTTTCTAATATTGTAAAGTAAGGGGCTTTTATAGCTCTTAATAAAACTTCTTCACCTAATCCTTCACTTTTAATATATGTTGAAGCATTTAATAATGCAACGCCTCCGCCTGGTACAATACCTTCTTTAACGGCTGCTTTTGTTGCACAGATAGCGTCTTCAACTCTATCAGTTTTTTCTTTTAACTCTACTTCAGAGTTTGCACCAACTTTAACCACTGCAATTTTAGCAGTTAGCATTGATAATCTTTTTTCAAGCTTTATAACTTCCCAACTTTTTAGCGTGTTGTTTGTAAGCTTTTCTTTTATGCTACGTATTACATCCTTTATCTTTTCGGATGCCTCAGAAACCGTTATAACAGTGTCCTCGTGTGAGGTAACACTTTTTAAACAAGATCCTAAATAATCTACGTCAATTGAATCAAGGTCATCTCCTAAATCTTCATTGACTATTGTAGCTCCAGTTAGTAAAGATAGATCCTCAAGTACTTCACGTTTGCTAATACCGTAAGTAGGAGCATTGATTACGTTTACTTTTAGATTACCTTTCTTTTTATTGGTAGCCAGAGTTGATAAAACACCTTGTTCTAAATCGCCTATAATAAGCAAAGGTTTATTGTTTTTTATTACGTACTCCAGCACTTTTTGTATATCTCTTATAGTATTAACTGGGGATTCCATAATTAATACTAATGGATTTTCTAATTCAGCTGTTTTTGTTTGTTCGTTTGTAATGAAATGAGAGTTTGTTAAACCTTTATCATAAGGTACACCTTCAATTAATTCAGAAACAGTTTTACCGTCACCGGCAGTTTCCATCATTACAATACCTGTATTATCTACAGATCTAAAAGCATCAGCTATAATAGAACCTAATTCATTGTCGTTGTTAACAGATATAGAAGCTATATTATCTAGCATGTCTCCTTTCACGTCAACTGCTAGCTTTTCTAAATACTTAATTACTTTTTCAACTGCAGAATTAATACCATCTTTTATTTCTCTAGCATTTTTCTTTTCTGAAACAGTATAAGCTTCTTTTAATATAGCGTGCGCTAAAACAGTTGCGGTAGTTGTACCGTCACCTGCTTCTTGAACAGTTTTCCTAGCGGCTTCTTTTAAAAGTGTAGATCCCATGTTTTCAACTGGATCAAACAATATTATAGAATCAGCTACAGTAACACCGTCTTTCGTTATGACGGGTTTACCCGTACCGTCTTCTAGCATCACACATTTACCGCCAGCTCCTAATGTAGAGCTGACAGCATTTGCTAACTTTTCTATTCCTTTAAATACTTGATCTCTAGCATCGTCACCAAAGTTCAAGTTTTTGACAATTCCGTTCATATTTAATTTAATTTGATTTGATTTAATTCACCCTTTTTAGGTATACGAGTATTATTACTCGTTTTGTTCGATTTTTACCTAATTAATCTTCAGCCTCAGGCTCTTGCGGCTCCTCAACCTCAGGTGTAGGCGGCACAGGATCTCCAATAGTTAATGTAACACTTGTAGGTGTAATCAAACTATCTATCTGACTTTGTATGCTCGCTTCAATGCTAGCAACTTGTTCGTCACCCATTGCTCCTTTAGTCCAAGCAACTACTTCGTCGTTTGTTAATTGATCAAACGGAATAAAAGTTGTTATCTGGCTTGTGTCTAAAGTTTGTGTTCCGATATTTGTAGCTGAGTAGCTTTTCCCTTCAGGATCTTCAGAGCTCTCTGAGGTACCTGTTACAATCCAGTGCACATTGTACACTACATCCGCTTCGTTGTCTTGTTCTGGGTAGCAATCTACTGTTTTGCAATTCCAATTGTAAGTTGTCATAATTTTTGTTTTTAATTTTGGTTTATTTATTTATTTATTTATTTATTTATTTATCTACGGGCAAGTACCCCAAACCGGCTTATTAGCGTTAGTTAGCGCCGACGAGGTACTAAAATCAGTTGGTTCTGAGGTAATATTTGTAACACACCAACCTGATAAGTCTTTATTGAAAACTGTTGCACCGTTAAACATTTCAGACATATTAATCACACTACTAACATCCCAATTTCCTATAGCTACATTGAAAGAGACTGCGCTTTTAAACATACTACCCATATAAACAACGCTGCTAACATCCCATCCGGTAATATCGTTATTAAAAGACGTGGAGTTCATAAACATTGAAGACATATTAGTCACACTACTCACATCCCAGGAATCAATATCTTGGTTAAAAGCTGATGTTCCACTATTAGGTAATCTAAACATACTGCCCATATCTGTTGCGTTACTCACGTCCCAGTCACTTAGCGGCTGATTAAAAGAGGTTGCACCATAAAACATTGATCTCATATATGTCACATTACTCACATCCCAGCTTTCAATATCTTGATTGAAAGAGGTTGCACCATAAAACATAAGACCAGTATTCCAAGCGTTACCTAAATCCCAAGAACCAATATCTTGATTGAAAGCAGACGCTCCCTTAAACATACCTTGAAACACGGTGCCATTACCTGTATTCCAAGAACTAATATCAGCATTAAAAGTTGTTTTATTTTCAAAAGCATAACTAAAATCTGTTACCCTACTCACATCCCAGTTTGGCATAGTACCAAAAGGTGTTACGTTGTAAAGACCCGTAACAGGTTCTTGAGCTAAGCAGGTAGCTATAATTGAATTAAAATTAGCGTCTGTTATATATAAAGTTCCTCCTGCATCATAGTTTCTAAATTGAAGTAAATTACTTTCATCGCCTGGCCCGTAGTTGGAATCAAATTTACCTACTATAGCGTCATCAAATGAATCAACTAAATCATCCGTTGTTGGATTGACAGTCGAGACAACATCCTGCAATGAAAAAGTAGTTGTATTTGGTACTGCCATTATTTTTCTAGTTTTTCTAATCTAGCTTCCAATTCTGCAATTTTAGCAATTAATAAATCTATATAAGCAACAGACTTAAATCCTTGGCTGTCTTCTCTTACAAACTCAGGGTTGGTTTTTTCTAGCTCTTGCGCTATAACACCATATCTCTTCTGTCCTTTTTCTGTTTTTAATTCAAAAGTTTTCCAATCTGCTTCAACTTTATTATCACATACTTTTTCAACATTTTCTTTTAGTCTTTCATCAGATGATAGTATAAAGTTTGCAGCTGTCACAGTAGATGTAAACCTACCATTACCTGTTACATCTAGATTATATGTAGGGTTGGTTTGTTTAATACCTACGTTTCTATTTCTCAAAACAGTCAAAGCTTCTCCACTACTGCTGTATATTCTGTATCTATCATTGTCAAACCTAAATGTAACTGGATTTGCTTTTGTGGTAGATTGCTCTAGTACATAACCATAGTTATTAGCTGAAAAGTTTAAAGTACCAAAAACTGAATTTACTTTTAAATGATTAACTTTAGACGTGCCAGCTAAATCCATAAGGTAGGTGCTAGGATTACCTCTATCTACAAAACGATCTGCTCTAATATCACCATCAACGTCTAATAAAGCACCAGGACTAGTAGTCCCTATACCTACGTTACCGGAAGTTGCTAAAGTTATTCTAAAATCTGCAGCGTTATTATCATAAATGTAAAAAGCGCCTGGTACGCTTGATGTTGTACCTCCGACTGCTAATTCATATTGTCTAGTGCCTGTATTACCAATAGCAAAAACAGTTTGTTGAGTATTACTACTAGATAATTTTATGCCTGGCGTTGATCCATTTTGAACAGCAGCTCCAAACACATCTAATCGTGCTACAGGCCCTGTAACCCCGATCCCGACGTTGCCTGGATTTGTAAAATAAGCGTGTGTGTTGTTTCCGTTTAAAGTTAAATATGAAGCCAAACCGCCAGATCCATCATCACAAGTAAATACAATATGTCCATCATCTTGTCTA